CAAAAAAAGAATTAATTATAGGTTTATGTTAACAAATTAACACTTATAGAGAGCTAACGATCCATTAAGTACGGGATTCTTATATTGTACGTCCGTGATAAAATGATCACGACGGGCCATAGTAGAACTAAAGCCAAAGAAATCAGACTGTATACACACTTTGTGATGTGGTTCCATCTGTACTAATGGTCCGGAATTTCCGAAAGGTCTCCAGATAAACTGCACTTGTCTTAATAAATGACAAATATACTCAAGTATCTCTAATGGCAAAGACCAAACGATGGATTGAGTATGAGCTTTGAAAGCAGCTAGTTTATTAGTTTTTATAAGAATATCACTCCTATTAATTTGGTCACCTGTTTCATAGAACAAGGGCCAATACCTTTCAAACTTTTGATGCCAAAGTTTGTGATATGGTAGAGGTTTAACAAAAGTATTGAGAGCAACAGCATGAGCTGAGATCCATAACTTTTGATTGAAATGCATTTTACGAATCATTTCAAGCTTTGATTTCTCCTGGAACGTTGTGGCGTCCTTCTTCTTCTTTCTAATGGCAAAGAATTCAGAAGCCCACTCACTTTTCCAAACTTGCTCAACAAGTTTATTATAGACAATCAAATTTTCCTCTTTTAGGTTTTTAAGATTACCAGATTGATCTTCAATGGACTGGAAAGGGACTTCAAGAGGTGCATGGCACAGTTCAAGTTCTTTCCTTACACTACGGGTTATTATATCATCGATATAACAAACCTTAGGGTCAGCTATTGATTTAGGTCTTTTCTTAATATCATCAAATTGAGAGAAGATAACAGAGGCAGCTCGTCGATGAGTGTCCGAAATCTTCTGTTGATAATTTGGTCCAGGATTCAGTCCCAGACCACCTAACCATTTTGGTATATAATAAGGTATTCCGTTCAGAAGTTCATGGTCAAGAAACTTCTTATGATATCCTTTGAACAGATAATCGAGATCATCGTAAATGATATCGAAACCCGTTACGAGTTCATTATGACAGCTACTCATTTTTGAAATTGTATTCGCCATCTCATCAAGGATTCTAACTTCCTTCTTATTCTCGGACCGGATAAGCCCTTTAACTAATCCAAAGTTAATAAATGGAACCATATGGAATTCTAACCGTCTTGGGTTGAGTGAATCAACAATGACAGTGCGAGAGTTCATCTCAATGAAACATCTCGTGCCGGCTTTACTTAAAAAGGTTTTTCCGACAGAATTCTTCAG